CGCCGAGATGCGCGACGGCAGCCACAGCGCCTAGCTAGGTAACGTCGATCTTGGCTATGCCCGTAGCGTCCCACTGCACGGTGAAGTTCGCAGCAGTGACGGACTGGGCCCCGAGATCGTAGAACGAGACGAGAGGATCCGTCGTAGAGGCGCCGGCGGTGTCCTCAAACACGACCGCGTAGCGGATGGAGGCAATCGTTGCCGTCGTCCAGACCGCGTCCGCGGCGTCGAAGCGCCACTCATCGGTGGCCGTGTCGTAGACGGACGTCTTGGAGCCGAGGACGACGCCCTTGGTCGTGTAGTTGGTGCCCGTAACCTCGTTGGTGGCATCGTTCCAGAAGTCGTCCGTGTCGTTGTTGGGGACGTAGGTCGCCGTGTGCAGGGAGCAGTTGAAGGTCCCCGTCAGGAAATCCGTCTTGGTCGCGCCCTCCATCTGCCTCTCGATGAACAAGCCATACCAGGGCATCAGAGGGGAATCTCCTTTACGGATTCGATCTTGAGTGACTCACGGTCGTAGCGCTCGAGGTCGCGCTTGCGCTTCTCCATCTCGGCCTCGAGGGCCTTGCCTGTCAGGTTCTGCTCCATGCGGGCGAAGGTAAGCGGGAAGCGCTGGTGCCGTTGTCTCTGCGCAGCCAGCGCCGCCCGCTCTGCTTCCTGTCTCGAGTCTGCAAGCAGCGTCATCACCTGGTCTCCGCCGGGGGACTTGAAGTGAATCCGCCACCGCTTCATTTAGCTCTTGGCCCCCTTGGGAGCGTCGACCTTCTCGAGGTTGTCCTTGTCTGCCGCAGACACGTAGGCGTTTGATGCCACGTGCGTCTCCGGGTGAATCTCGGGCTCGCCGGTAGGAGCACCAGCGCCGGCCACCAGCGACTGAGCGATCGGCTGCTCAGGGTCGTTGGTCGAGACCGGAGGCCTGTTCACCGGAAGATCGTCATACGGACCAGGCTGCGAGGAAGCATCCGCCTCGTGCGGGACTTCCTCGGTCTTGGTGAGGACGGCTTCCCCCTCGTTGGGGTTGGCTTCCTCGATGTTGCCCTTGCTCTGTGCCATGTTTGCGTCCTCCTCTCTTAGGTGGCAGCAAAGGCCACGATGCGGAGAGCATCCGCAAGCACGACCTTACCGTCCATTCGCAGGTAGGCCCTGAAGCCGACCTGCCCGTTGTCGGAGTGGAGCTCGTTCTGGCGCTGCATAAACACGCCGTTGACCCGGCGGATCCAGTAGGCGCGGGAGAAGTCGCCCACGATCGCAGACTTGGCGTTGGCGCCGACCGCTGCGAGGTTGGGGTGTGGGTAGACCGGGATGCCGGCGAACGTGTCCGGGGCACCCGAGGCCGTCGACGGGTTCCAGAGCGGTGCGCCCGTGGAGTCCGGCGTTGCGACCAGCTTGACCCACAGCGAGTCCGCCACCAGCATGGACATGTTGGCGCGGTACTGCGCCGGGACTGAGAAGACCGCCGTTGCGAGGCCAGCCCATGCCAGCGTGGTCACGTAACCAGCCGGGAGGGTGGAGACCGTCACCGCGGAAGCGGCGTCGAGGATGCCCGTGGGCTTCCCCGATCCGTCGCCCGAGATGAAGGCCGACTCCGCCAGGGCCCCGATCCGCTCACCGAACTCAGTCGAGATAAAGCTGGTCAGGTCGAACTCGGAGTCCGTCAGGAGCTCCTCCGAGACGATGATCTTGGTGCCGGCCTTGAAGGCCGAGAGCGTCCCGTTGGTGATCGTCTCGTCCGACGGCGTGTAAGCGCCGGACTCTGCGATCCATGCCGCCGTGCCGTGGGTGGCGTTGAGCGGAATGTTGATGACGTCGCCCGAGGCCGTCGCCAGCGTTCTGGCGAGAGACTGGACGCCGCCGGGAAGGAACCTGAGCGAGCGAACGATCTGGTCTGCCAGGTCGGTCGGGACGAAAAAGCCACCGCCCGAAGCCGCCTTCGAGAGCACACGGTACTCCTCGGAGTCCAGAGACTCCTTGCCCTCGATAATCCACTTGAAGACCGCCTGCCGCACCTCCGGCGTGTCCGCCGGCCGCGGGCTCATGTTCGCTGCGCGGTACTCGTTGAGGGTCTTGGGAGCGCCGTCAGCGGAGTAGCTGATTGCGTCCTCCGGTACCCACGTCGCCAGAGACTCCGTGCGCTTCTGCGTCTCCAGGCGGGCGTTGACGTTCAGGAGGTCTTTCTCGATCTTGTCGAGCTTCTCCTGGTCGTCTGAGCGGAGCTCGGTCAGGCTCTCGTCGGCCAGATGCTGCTGTGCCACCGACGAGGCGTCTCGAAGCTCCTTGATGAGGCTCATGCGCTGCTCGCGCAAAGCCTGCTCCTCATCACGTCGCATGTCTTACACCTCCTTTTCCAGTTCGGAGAAATAGAGCTCAGCCCACTTCGCGATAGGGGACTGATCTGCCGGCGCTGGCTCGGGCTCATCTTCGCCCCACCAGGCTTCCGGCTCTCCGTCGGGAGGTGACTCCGCTGCCGCATCCTCGATCTGTGTCTCCGCACCATCGAGCAATTCCTGCAACGGGGTCGCGACGAAACCAGCAGAACGGAGCTCCGCCGAGGTCGCCTTGTAGGCAGGCTCCCACGTGAGACTCACGTCCAGCAAACTTTGTATTCCGACGATCGTGCGCGTCATCACACCGTCGACCTTCGAGAGCAGCGTGTCGCGCTTGGGGTCGAGCGAAATGCCGTAGCTCATGCCGTTCATGTCGCCCGACTCGATAAGAGACCGGGCGTATTCCCCCAGGTGGTTGTTGGGCAGCTTCGCTTCCGTGAGGAGGCCCTTGCCGTCCTCCATGATGCGAACGTTCCCCGAGCCCGTGCGAGCGAGGAACTGATGACGGTCGTGGCCGAGGAGAAGTGGCACGTCCGGATCCTTGGCTAGCGCCTTGCGAAAGATGCCGCGGGAGACCTTCTCCACGTACCCGGTAGCCTCGATCAGCTTCTCGTTCCAGGGGGAATCGAAGACGGCCGCATAGCCCCGGAACTGATTGCCCTTGAGGTCTGCGTCTACCAGGTCGACGCTACGCCACTCCTGCACCGTCACCCCCTGCATTGAGGGCAAGCGGAGCCGGGACCGCCGGCGTGAGCTCGTCCTTTTCGGATGCCGTCAGGGGCGGCATGTTCTCTAGTGCGCGCACCTCATCAGGAAGAATGGCCTTTACGTCGGACAGAGCCTTGTAGAACTCGCCTCTTGCCTTCGAGTCTCCGCGCATCAGGCCTTCAAGCGAGAACTCGGGATACCAACTCGAGAAGGGGAAGATGCCTCTGTCGAAGCCCAGGAACTTCTGCATGTTGACGGTGACCGGGGCTATGGCCATCGTCGCCAGTTGGATCTTGTTCGACTCCACCGTCTGATAGGTGAGGCTGTCGCCCGTAGAGCCTCCCAGGTAGGAGACCGGCAGCTTGAAGATGGAGGCAATGGTGCGCTTGCTCATCTGCTGCGACTCCACAAACTGCATGTCCTCGAGGGGGGCCGTCAGGGGTACGAAAGAGGCCCCTTCCTCGAGGACCGCCACGGAGTGCCGACCGCTGACACCCCGCGGTCCTTTGTCCCCACCGCCATAGATCGCTTTCCACGACTCGCGCAGTTTCACCGTATCGCGAATCTGGCCGGGGTGTTCGATGACGCCGGAGAGGAATGGCTTTTGCGCGTAGACCTCGCCCTCGAAGCGTTCCCGAGCCTTGGCGAGCCCCAGCTGCTGCCGAGTCTGCTGGATAGGGGAAAGCCCGACAAGACCGTCCGTCGTGAAGCCGTACATGTGCAGAACGCGGTCCTCGTCGTAGGTCTCCTGGATCGTGAGGCCGTTGGGGCGGTAGACGAATCGCTTTTGCCGCAGGTTGGCGTTCCACTGCACCTCGATGCAAGCAGGGTGCAGGAGCCAGAGCTCCGAGACGAGCCCGTTTTCGTCGCGCAGCTTCTCGATGAAGCAGTTGCCCCACAGGAGAAGGTGGCCGGCGGCCGTGGCCCAAAAGCGATGAGCAGGAGTGGTGGGGTTTGGGGCCTGCTCGAGCATTCGGGTCCCTCGATAGAGGTCGTCTGCGGGAACGACACGACCACCGACGTTTCGATACACCTTGAGGGGAAGGGTTCCGATCGTCTCCGTGATGATGGAGACCGCGCAGAAGACGTCGGCAATGGAGAGGGAGTTGGTGACGTCGATGCGCTCGCCGCTCATCATCATCTCGCCGCCCAGGGCCGCGATCAGATCCTGATTCGGCTCGGAGAGCGAGCTCTGCCGGCTCTGCGTGACGAGGTTCCTCATGCCCTGGTAGATGAACCTCATATCGCGATCAGCCCCCGATCGTCGTAGACCGAGTGTTGCGAGCTCGCGATGGAGTGAACCATCGCAGCGGCGTCAAGGGCGTCAATGCGTCTGCGGTTCTGATCTTTAGCCCTGCGAGACGCCACTGGCCGCTCAAACACGTAGTCACCCCGCGGTAGGACGCGGGCGATGGCGTTGAGAGCGTGGCGCGTGAGTCCCGGATCGCCAGAGTGCGTGAGCCAGCCTCGTCTGAGGGCTTCCATGAAACGAACGTAATCTGTCGCCTGAGCAACGAGGCCGGTGCCCCTTTCGAGGACGGAGATGCCAAGCTCAGTCTCGCAGAACTCACGGACGACATCAGCACCTGGAGCCTCGAGCGCATCGAGCACGACGGTATGGATCGTGTTCTTGGCGTGAATGTTGTAGAGGGCTTCTTCGATGCGCCACGTGGGGATCATGTCGGAGCCGGGGGGCTCGAGGATGGTGGCGGGCCCAAAGCGGCGGTCCTCCGGGGAGGCCTCCCAGTAGGGGACAAGCGCGAAGGAGTCATGCTTCAAGGCGGGGTCAACGCCGAGCCAGATGGGCTCACCCTCCGGGATGCCCTCGCCGCGGGCGTTCTCCCACTCAATCTCCGTGATGGCCGACTCCACCGAGCGGGTTGGCATGTTGCAGGTAAAGCGGCGCCAGTGGTCGAGGTTCATGGTCGGGGCGTTGCGCTTTTTTCTGAGCGTCTCCACCGTAATCGTTGAGAGGGGGTTAGCAGCCTTGACGAGCTCGAGGTCTTCGACGTCGGCGGTCTCAGGAACCGCCCACTCATGCAGGACGATCCCGTTGTTGAAGTAGCGGGCGAAGCAGCCCTCCCGCTGCACTTCCTCGGCTTCGTTGCGAATCTGCGCCCGCATGTCCTCAAACTCCGAGTTAGGCTCGCCGGCCGTTGAGATGATGGCCAGCTGCCCCGAGCGCTTCGCCAGCTTTCCCTGCCAGGTCAGATAGAGGCCCATGTGCTTCTGGCGGTGCGGCTCGTCGATGATCGCCAGCGTCGGAATGATTCCGTCCCCGCCGGCAACGTCAGCAGCGAAGATCTGCGCTAGCGAGGTAGCCGCCTGCCCGTAGCGGATGCCGTTGGTGCCGTAGAGAATGCGGCGGGTGCCGTCCTGGCAGAGGAAGCCGGGGAGCTCGTTACGGAGTACGAATCCCTTGGCCTGCCGATAGAGCACCATAGCCTGGTCTCGAGTAGCCGCGGCCACCGGAACACTGGCGAACTCCTTGGTCTGCAAGTGCCAGAGCAGGAAGGCTGCGAGGAGCGTGGTCTTGCCGTTGCCCTCCGGGATGATGAGCCACACTTCCGGATGGCCGGCGTCGACGTCCTCCACGAAAGCCTTCTGGAAATCCTCGATCAGAAGCGGGGATCCTGAGTCAAGTTGCAGGGTCTTCGCGAATGCTGCGAAGGTTCGGGGCTTCCCTCGCAATCTCAGCGACCCTCGCAGAAAAG